GCTTTATACTATACTAATAGCGAGTATAAATTATTAGCTGATGAGATAACTAAATCTATTGATTGGCAAGATTATTTAATATTTGAAGATAACTTATTAAGTCTTTGTTATAATGCATCTGTAATCAATGATGAGATACAAGCCTATATGATGACAAACTATAAGGCTAAATACTTCAGCAAAGGAGTTGACATAGATACACTAAATGAATTACATAACAAATACAAAGAACAATTAAATAGATTTTTGAAATGACAAGAGACGAGGTAATAAAAAACATAAACAAGGTGCAGAAGTTATCCAAGAGCGCAAAGGATGCTATCAATGAAATCAAGAAGCTAGCCATGGATGAGGTGTACCATTTAGATAAGCACACAAGGCAGACAATAAAAGACCTTAAGATGGAGTACAACTCTACCAAGACGCTTGTAACAAAGCAAAGAGTTAACCATGATAAAATAATAGAGGTTGTCAAACATCACTTTGGGGTAGACTTTACTAGAAAGACTAGAAAGTTCGAATACAAGGAGGCAAGGCAAGTAGCCTGTTATTTGTTCAGAAAATTTACAGGTCTGAGTCTAGGAGACATTGCCTCATATGTTGGATTAGGAGACCACACTACCGTTATTCATGCTATTAAAAAAGTAGAGGATAATATGTACATAGACTCTACATATAAGGATATAATAATTGAACTTGAAAATATTTTAAAGGCTACCATAAAGACAAAAAATGATAACAATATTCGAGAAGTTCTCTAGCATAGGGAAACCATACAAAACAAGTGTCGCCTCTGTATTTAATGCCATTAAAAATGGAAAGGTAAAGGAGCAGATAGAACTCATTAGAACAGAGACTGACCAAGAGGTAATCAGCAAACTAAAACTAGAGCTTCCTTCTGTACTTTATGCTGGCGTATTTGATATACCTATTAAAAAAACTAGGGCAGATGGTAGCATCTACGAATCTTATCGTAATGATAAATCATTGTCAATACATTCTAAGCTGATACCTTTTGATGTTGATGACCTTGATGACATACCAAAGTTTAAAGAGGACGCCAAGAGAGACCCATACATTTATGCCCTATGGACATCCCCATCAGGAACAGGGGTACACGGACTAATCAAGATAGCTGATGGCAATAAGCACGAGGAACATTACAACGCCTTACTTAAACGCTATCCTGTATTTGACCCAACGGCTCGTAACCCATCAAGGATTTTGTTTATGTCTTACGACCCTGACATCTACATAAATGATGATAGTAAAGTTTTCTTTGAGGTCATAGAGAATGTACGCAACGAAGGAATGCTGATGACTGGCGTTAGTACCGACTATTCTAAGCTGAATATAGCCTCAAAAATGATTCAAAAGGCTGAGATAGGGCAGAGACATCACTCGGTAATTAAAGCCTCTTATTTGGTCGGAGGTTGGATTTCTGGAGGCCTTGTAGAAGAAGGTATAGCTAAAAGAGTATTAGAATTTGAGGTGCTGAAGAAATTCGGCCCACAAGAGGCTGAGATAGAGTATCAGGCAGTAGAAGATGGCGTAAAAGCAGGTCAGTATATGCCTATTAATGAACTTGCTACCTACGAAAGAAAGGCTATAGAGGAGATGGGGCTGATAGATGAGGAGTTATCTTTCTTGGTTAAGAATGAGGTTGATGAGGAGTATATCAGAAGATATAGAGCAGGCCTTATACCAATGGGGCTACCTTTTGGATACGATGACATGGATAAGTATTTGCTTTTAAAAGAAGGAGAGTTTTATGCCTTGCTTTCTCACGCTCACACGGGTAAGACGGCATTAACATTTTGGCTGATATTCTTATCTTCCTTTAAGTATGATTGGGGTTGGGTTGTTTATACAGGGGAGAATAGAACTGCCTCAGTTAAGATGAGAATGGTAGAACATTACATTGGTAAAAAGATTAAGGATTGTTCTGAATCTGAATTTCAGGAAGCCTTAAAGTGGGTTAATGAAAGAATGTTCTTTATCAATAATGATACAATGTATTCCTACGATGACCTACTTAAATATACAGAGAAGGTATCTAAGTTTCACTCTATTAAGGGATTGTTTATTGACCCCATTAATGCTCTAAAGGTTAAAGGAAATAATAAGTACGACCACGACATGGAGATGTATACTGATATGCTTTTGTTTACCAAGAGAACTAATATTTCTATATTTGTAGCCCTTCATACTAGAAGCCAATCTCAAAGGGAAAGGGACAAGGATGGTAATCAGTTGATACCATTCCCTGCTGATGCAGATGGTGGCGCAATCCTCTACAACAAGGTTGACATATTCGCGACTATGAATAGAAATATTCAAGACCCTCAGACATGGATGATAACCGAAATCTATGTAAACAAAATGCGTAACAAAGATACAGGAGGTAACACAACACCAAGAGGTGACATGATTAGACTTGTAATGAAAAATGGCATAGAGTTTACTGATATCAATGGTTGGTTACCAATTAAAAGAAAAGGAGTTACTGATTTTATAAATTATACCCAGGCTACCTTGGATGATATTATTAATGATATTGATTCTACACCATTTTAAAAAATATAATCAAAAACATTATACTAACAAAGTAAATAGTTAGTTTTGCAGTATGGAGAAAAACAATTTTAGTATTGCACTTTATGACATGTCAATACTTGATGTAAAAGAAAGAAGAGAAAAAAGAATTGTATATGAATCCGTTAAAAAAGCCTCAGCTAAATTAGGAGTTAGTGAAAATGTTTTAAAAAGAGCCTCATCAAACAAAGATAGATTATACATAAAAGCCTTAAATGGAGAATACGCAATAAGACACATAAACACAAAAAGCAATGGACGAAATACTAAGCCTTGATTACTATTACAAAGATTTTTCAATCAAAGCACTAAACAAAACACTTACATTTAAAGAGGCTAGCGAGCTGCTAGGCATTTCCGAAAAAACATTGTATAGATGGAGAGTACAATACAACATTATTCAAGACCCTAAAACAAAAAAATATGGAGAATCTATTCAAAGAGCAAGAGTTGCAGAAAAAGTTTGATGACACTAAAGTCATGATGGAATCAGTTAAGAAAGCTGTAGCCATGAAGGTAGATTTAACAGAACCACAATCTGTTCTATTAAAATTAAATGCTATAGTAGATGTTCAATATCTTGCTGCTGAATGTAGAGCAAGATTCCAATATTTATTAGACAAGCATACTGTATCTAAGATACAAATAGTAGATAACTATCAAGGGAATGCTACTGAAAAGAAAGCTATACTGAACGCAGAGATTGCAGGGGTATCTTTCTATGATACTTGGTGCGAGTATTTGCTGAAGGAATGTCATTATCAAATTGACATTCTTAGAACAGCCTTATCTTATTCTAAACAAGAGCAAAGAAGTATGTAATATGAAGAAATGTACCAAATGTAAGGAAGAAAGAAAGTTAGAATATTTTAGCAGAAAAAAAAGCTGGAGTATCGGAAGAGTAAGCGTATGCAGATTCTGTCAATCAGATTATGAAAAAAAAAGAAGAGAACAAAAAAAATTAGATAACATCTATTCATTTTAAACAAACACAAAACAGCTATGGAAAAAGCACCAAAAATTTACTGCGGTAGTGGTAAAACAAAAGGAGAAGGTTGGTTACAAGTAAGTGTAAACCCTGAAATCCTAAGTCAACATGTACAAGAGTACAATGGTAAGAAGTATGTTAAATTAAACATTAACATTGGTAAGGAAGACAAGTTCGGTAAGGATGTTCAAATCACTATTGACACCTGGAAACCTACACCAAAGTCAAACACATCTACAGCAGTAGCAAATGATGACTTGCCATTTTAAGGCCGTAAATTACTAACCACGGATTCGGTGTAGCTCAAATTGGTAGAGCCCTTAATTTTAAGGAGTGTGTTCGTTCAAGTCGAACCACCGAAACAAAATAATATTATGAAACACTCAGGTTCATTTTCACACGACCTCAAATTTGGGGAAGAGTCAGAGGACTGGGTAAAATCTTTGTTCTCGGGCTCTTTCAAAGTGGAAGTAAAATCCGATAGAAGGGCCCTTGTAACAGGGAACATTTACATTGAGGTTTATTCAAGAAGTAAACCATCAGGAATAAGCACGACAGATGCTGACTATTGGGTATACAAAATAGAAGGTATAGATACTGCAATAGTAATACCTACATCAAGATTAAAAGAATTAGTTAAGACACATTACAAAGGATTATTTAAACACGGAGGAGACCACGATAGCTCTAGAGGAGTATTAATACCAATAAAAGAATTATTCAAATAAACATGGGAGCAAATTTAGTATCAGCAATACATCATTTAAGGATGTCAGAAGAACACTTTGAAGATTTTATAAGACAAAATCCAGAGTCAAGAGGAGAAAGATTATTCAAAACCTACATAGCAAAATTAAGATGGGTTATGAATGATATTCAAACCTATCCATATTTTAATCAAGATACAAGAGATTGTATTAAGGCTGAAATAGAAAGCGATATATTTGCTGTGCCGGCTATCAATGAGAAAGTATCCTTATTAAATCCTGAGCAAAGAGAAATGATTGAGGAAACAATAGATGCAATGCTTGCAGGAGAGGATGTTAAAATTGTTGATACCAAAGAGATATAATTGATTATCTTTGCGTTATGCCAACTGTAGAGATATACGGAATACAATGCACAATGCCAGAGATGCCTTTTCTAAAAGAAATTGATGGCAGCAATATATCAGAAAAAAAACAAAAGTTTAGAAGAACTGATATACCAGATTCATTCTATGATTTAGAAATAGATGAGGATGGCAATGCTCAATACAATGAAGAGCAAATAACCTTTATCAAAAAAGAATTTGAAAGATGTAGAGATGGATATTGGTTTATGAATAACGGATTTCCTACCTATATTACAGGAGACCATTACTTTTATTTAAACTATTGGACATTGGAGTCTGGCGTTGAGCCTGAGTTCAGGGATGCT